GAATAATTCTTCAATACTGATTCTGCCTTCAAGGATAAGTTTGTGCAGTAAACTCTTTCCATGATCCTTAGATATCGTTTCCCCGTATTTTTGAATCAATCGATTAATATTTCTAAATAAGACGTTTATATCGAAGTCATCCCTTAACGGAGCTGGTTTTTCTTTTGTTTTTTTAAAATTTGATTTTAGATTTTTATTGAAGCTCATTATTAAATTTGTCTTATTTGTTTATTCCGGCATACGCTTTCGTTCTTACAAATAAATAACTCGTTTCGCTGAAAGAACATAATTTATTTGTAATGGATTATCGATATAATTTATTTAATTTCCCAAAATTTATAGAATTTTAATAATTATTAGGACCTGCTAGAATCTAGAATAAAATACTTAATTAGTTCAAATTAAATATCATTTTATTATCATGATATGAAGAATTTTTTAGTCTATTATTTTTTAAATTTTTCAAAAAAAGTTTTTGAATGTCCTGTTTTTTTATTGTAACAAAAATTCATATGTCATTATTTGGCTATTTTTTTTCGTCAGAGGAAAAGACTAAAACTGGATTAGCAGAAGCGCCTACAATTTTTGAACTACCTGAGCTGAAAAAGGTTTTGTAAATTTTTCTTTCATTACTAAGTTCGGTAGTTTTTTTAGACTTTAGTAAGTTATTAATTTCGTCTGTGTAGTATTGTTTTTCCTTAATTTTAAATAATTCATTCGTTTTGTTTTCAAAAAAATAAGATGGCACATCACCTGAGTCACAAATTGTATCATTATTAGTTTTCATCTTGAGACGGTAAATGAAGTAAATATCTTCAAGCTCGTTAGTTGTGGCCTTAATTATTAAAGAGGTAGCAGTGCCTACTGCACCAAAATTTTCAGGTTTCTTGCGTAATCTTTCAATTGGATTTTCATCTAAAATATTCTTATCTCCTTGCTTGTTATTATTTTGATATTTTGATTTAACATCTTTTTTGCTTAGTAAAAAAGTTAATTTGGTGGGTATCCAAAAAGAATCTTCTTGTTCTTTGTAAAAAATATCTCCAATTTGGAATTGTATTAAACTTGGAAAATTTGTTTTAAAACTAGCGTCCACTAAAGATCCTTTTTTCCAGTCTATTTCGAGATAAACATTTACGTAATGTAAAAGAGATTTTGCAGAATTATAAAATTTTACTGAGTATCCTGACGTAGATTCAAATTTAGCATTATCCATTTCAATATTCCCTTTGTTATTAGTATTATTAAAACTGATCTTATCTAACGAAAAAGTCGGCCTTTCTGCCAGTGCTCTTAATTTTCGTGCATTGAATAAATTCAATATCCATGTAAATAAATAACCAAAAAATGCTAATCCTATTGCAATCCAAGTTTCTAATTTCATATTTGTGCAGCTTTCTATTTCGTTATTAAGAGATTTAAAGGGACATATTTTTTATAAATTTATCGAATGATCCAGTTTGAGCAAAATCAATTGAAACATTTGTTTTGTCATCTGGATCTTCATGCCAGATTCTTACGCTGTCGAATCCTTTGTCATCCAGAATTTCTTTGGTCACTTTCTGCCAAGGCTTTAATTTAAGTATCTTATAGAGGAGCCATTTTCCAAGGGCACTTTGAGGATTTGTTTCAAAACTCTTAAAACCCTCTTGAGTAAGTCTTGCAGGATAGGAAGTTCCGTCAGGTAGATGAAGGGTAAAAGGTATAGCTTTCTTGTTGTAATATCTTGTATCGATCTCATTACTGAACCAATGAGGGTATTTTTTATGAAATTCTTTCGGTACAGGTATATAAACTTCAGCCTCTGGTCTTGGACTATTGTTTTTTTTATTTTTTGGAGCTCCGTTGAATGCATTGAGCCCAGATTTTTCTTCTACCTTATCGCTTCGATAGGAATAAAGGGGCAAATAAACATCGTCTGTTTGTGTTTGTACTGTTTTTTTAATCGTCAAAACACCAGCTTGATCTTTTAGCAACATCCCTTTATTTTGGAAAGCAACCTTCAAGAATTCAAAAGGATCATCTAACATGTTAATTTCAACTTCTTTTAAAAGAGTTTGATCTTTTTTATTGCCAAACTGCATCCAGATTTGGCTGTCTCCAAAAGTATATTTATACTGTTTTATTCCGTCTGAAAAAACGAAAGAAGATTTGCTGAGACTAAATTTATTCAAATTTGAAATATCTATTTTTGGATAAATAGTTTCCTGGAATACCACTTTGCCTTTATCTCGAGTTATGTAATGATAAATATTTTTATTTTCGTCCAAACCTAAACGATCATAATCGAGTTGCATCTTGCTGTTTTTTATTTCGGATATCTTGTTTGCTAATTCTTCTTCTTTGCCTGGCTTGTTCAAAGAATCTATCTCGGATTTATAGCGTTTGAGTTGCATGACCTTCTGATAGGATACTGAACTGTTCAGCCAGGTTTTAATACCTATGCCAATTCGCTGATTGCCAAAAATGGACATAATGTCATGAGGCGTATTTCCAATATCTACATCTGCTGAATCAAAAGCGCGTGCATATATAGTTTCCTGAAATTTGCTATCGAGATAAGGTGCACCCGTGATGCTTGATTTTTGATTAAACATTTTTGAAAGGGCACCGTACATCTGAATAAACTCGATGTATGTTTCTCTTTGCTCATCTGAATATTGTTCCCAAACTGTCATAAATTTATTTTAGTGTTAGTTATAATAAAAAAACTTGGAAATTATCCAAGTTTTGTATAAAATTCGTGATTTCCACCTTTTTTAACCGCTCGGAAGAAATCGTCATTGTTGAAAAGCTCTATTCCGCTCTCTTTTTCTCTATTAATAAATTCTTTGCTTTGATTTTCATTATCAAAATATTCGGATACATATGATAATCCTTCCATTCTGCCGGCCATTTTTGTATAAATCAAGGCAGTTTTATCATCTGCTTTTGGAAGTGTTATATTCTTGCTTTCTTCAGGGAGAACTTGTTTTATTTTTTCAGCAATTCTTTTTATAACTGGCACTGCTACGGAATTTCCGGCCTGTTTGTATAAGGCACTTGTAGATTCGTCTTCGGGAAGTTCGTAGTTTTTTGGATAACCCTGAGTGTTGAAGGTTTCTCTCGGAGTCAATTTTCTTATTCTTTCATCTTTTGTCCTGATTAATGGAACATTATGTCCGCCTGTACCCATATTGGCCGTCAAAGTAGGGACTACGCCACTTTTGTTTTCTCTAACATATTGTCTCCGCCACTGATAAATACTATCAGGATTTTTCATTTCTTCTTCCAACTGATCATAGAAAGCTTGTTTGCCTTGTTTATAATAAAATTTGTCTGCTACGTTTTTATTGAAATCAATAACATCTGAAAGTCTAGTTTTTAATTTAATTGGAGCTGGAAAAGAAAATTTATCAAATGTTTGTTTGTCTTTGAAGCCGACAACATAAATCCTTTCTCGATTCTGCGGTATATTGCCATAATCCTTAGCATTGAGAACTTTCCATTTAATATAGTACCCGGCGTGAACCAGATATTCGCGGATAACTTTGAAGGTATTTCCATGATCGTGTGTTACCAGATTTTTAACGTTCTCCAAAAAAACAACTTCCGGCTGTTTTGCTTTTATAATTCTTAATGCTTCGAAAAACAAACTGCCTCTTTCGTCTTCCAAACCTTTTCTATATCCTGCAATTGAAAAAGGTTGGCAGGGGAACCCCGCTATAACAACATCTCCGTCGGGAATTTCAGAAGCTTGTACCTTGTGTATATCTCTGGGATCCAAAATATTCGGATTAAAGTTTGCCTGGAAAGTATGTTGTGCGTTTTTATCAAACTCATTCGCATAGACAGTTTTAAAATTCCCTGCCTGTGAAAATCCGATATCGATTCCGCCGACACCTGCGAAAAGGCTAATTATTCTTCTAGTCATATATATTTCTCCTGGTAAATTTCAACATTCTTCATTCTATATTAGACAGATAAAAATTGCAGCCCCAAAAAACTACAATATAATTAGTGAAAAAAATTGATCAGACGAACCCTGAATATCGATCCAAAATGATGTCTAAAATCAGGTCTACCGGAGGAAGAGCTGAAACCATGCTATCAAAAGCACTGTGGCACAGCGGAGTAAGATATAGAAGAAATTACAAGAAGCTTCCCGGCAAACCGGACATTGCTATTACCAAATATAAGATAGCAGTCTTTATTGATGGCGAATTCTGGCATGGATATGATTGGGAAAATCAGAAAAAGAAGAGAATTCATACTCACAGAGAATACTGGATTCCGAAAATTGAAGGAAATATGGTAAGAGACCGAAAACAGGAAAAAGAACTTAATGCTATGGGATGGACAGTGATTAGATTTTGGGAGAGACACGAAGTATTAAAAGATTTAGATGCCTGTGTAGAAAAAGTTATTCAAAATATCAAATAATAATTTTTTAATGTTTTTTCATTTATCAAATTCAATTACGTATAAATAGATGAGGGCATAAAAACCTCAATCAATTTTCAAAACCTCCTCAAAACTATCTCTATTTAAAAACTGCCTCTTAACTGAGGTAGTTTTTCTTTTGCCTTTTTAAAACAGCTCTGGCAATTGCTCTACTGATCATACTGACTGTTAAGGGCAGCTTGTTTTCTTTTAAGTATTCTTTTACCTTATGCCAATTAGCTTCATCAGTTATCGAATCGATAAACTCATGGCCAACCGGAGTAATGTCTTTGATTAGAAAATTACGGGCATCCAAGTCCAGCGGATCTTCAAAGTAATTAAATCTTTCGCCTTCGACTAATCCATAGTCAATGGCTTGTTTTAGAGCGTAGAAGTAATCAATTCTAACTATTCCTGTTTCCTTAGAACTTTCATCGACTGCTTTATTAGTTAAGATCGTATCCGGTTCAATCGGCAGTCTTTGAAGAATTATCATCATCTGTCTTAAGGCTTCTTTATTAAGTTTCATTATTTGCTTTTTCCTGTATTAATAAACTATTAATACGAACATATGTTCGCATAGACTATTCTAACTCTAATTTTATGTTCTCAAAAATGCTTCATTCAATCATTTCTATTTTTTATTTTTTATTTTTTATCATTTATTTTTTAATCATTTGTGTTTTAAACGTTTACAATTAAAAAGGTTCACATTTGTAAAGGGATAGAGTTTTGGTGAATAGGGATTTTATAAATAGGGATTTTTTGTGCAAAAATAACAAATACATAGTATGGATCGAATACTCCGTTATATTCATATTTTTTTTGCTCTTGTTTTCTTTTAGCAGGAAATGTATAGGCACAGATGATGTAAATTTTTCCAATCAGATTAAGGTTTTAGGCTATTTTCCTTGGCTTGCCGGCAGATATTTCGGCTGGTCTGGTAGAGTATTTTCTGATGCCGTGACTGGTATTTTTTTGTTTGTTCCGATACCAATTTGGGCTGCTTTTAATTCTTTCCTATTTTGTTTATTGATCTTTTCTCTAACTGAAATAGTTTTCGGGAGTCATAGTATAAACAAGGACACAATTGTTTTATCAGTTTTTTTCTATATTCCGCTTGGAATATTTGTTGATTCGGCTTCTTGGATTGTTGGTTCGTTCAATTATTTGTGGGTCACGAGTCTGGGTGTTTATTCTTTAACATATTTAAAAAATGAATATCTAGGAAAAACTAGCAAAAGGAGGATTATTTATCTAATTTTTGCTTTTTTTGCTTGTTTAGGAACTGAACAGTTGGCACTGGTCTTGGCCTGTCTGTCTTTTATTTCGATAATAACTTTCTATATCCGAAAAGAATCAATAAATATCAACTTAATATCTTATTTCGTTTCATGTTTTGTGCCCCTTGTTATTTCAGTACTTTCGCCGGGTGACTCAAGAAGAAGAGTATTAGACTCTCATCGATGGTATAAGAATTTTCTAAGTGAATCTATAACGGAAAAAATTAAAATAGGATTCAATTGGGAAATTTCAAATTTATTTAAGCTCGTCCTGCCTTTGTCTTTAGTCCTACTAATCATTTTTATTTACGAAGCATTCCGAAAAGAGAGTATTAAAAAGATAGATTTTTCTATAAATTTAGCTATTTTTTTCCTTATTTTCTTGACGATTAATTTACTAAAAATAAAAAACATTGATTTTAATAATTATTTTCAATATCCGCTTAACAATCACCACTTGATTTTTCTTTTGATTTTATATGGACTTTTTTTCTTTGCTGTATTGAATAGAACCGCTAATAACAAAAAAATTGTTATGCTGACCTTTTTGGCTTCTATTTTGTCTGCTGCACTGCTTTATTTTTCCCCGACTATTTTTGCATCGGGGGCTAGGACTTATTGGATAAGCTGGATCTGCTTGGTATTCATATTTGTCCAAGTATTGTCTGATATTAAACTCGTTAATGCTCGAAGCTTGTTTTTATTATCAATTTATCCTTTATCTAATCTAATGCTATATGCTTATTGGCTGATATCTCAGGGATTTATTCCTCACACGTTGTGGTAGACCGAAGGGAAGGACTTAATGAATAATAAGATGATTGGTAAGAAAAAGTTAATTATTATCGTTCCCGTTCATAATGAACAAGAAACGATACCAATTTTCGTTGAAGCAATTTCCAAAATTGATTTGCTGATTAAACCTGAAATTGTTTTCGTCGATGATGGTTCTACGGATGAAAGTTTGAAAGTAATTAAAAAGGAAAAAGCAACTTATAGCGGTATCCATTACCTTTCATTTTCTAGAAATTTTGGAAAAGAGGGAGGATTATTAGCTGGTTTAAGGTCCGCTGTGGATTATGACTATGTGGCCGTTATGGACGTTGACTTGCAGGATCCTCCAGAATTATTGCCACAAATGCTTTCCAAACTTCAAGATCGGAATATCGACATGGTTGTGGCTAGAAGGTCCAACCGGAGGGATGAGCCTTTAATTCGTTCCTTCTTCTCTAGCGAATTTTATTCTTTAATGAATAAACTGAGTCAAACAAAATTGGTAGCCGGAGAACGCGACTTTCGTTTGATGAAGCAAAATGTTGTTAAAGCAATTGTGTCGTTATCAGAAAATCAGCGTTTTTCTAAGGGGATTTTCTCTTGGGTAGGTTTTAAAAAAGAGTACATTTCTTACGAAAATAGGGATCGTAGTGCTGGGAAAAGTTCGTGGTCGTTTATAGACTTATTTAAATATGCCATTGACGGCATTGTAAGTTTTTCAACTTTTCCTTTAACTGTAATTACTTTTTTGGGTATTATCTGTTTTTTCTTGTCTTTGATAGCAGCGATAGTCGTCTTAGTAAGATTTTTTATGGGCATTCCCAGCGCTTTCGGTTGGGCGTCTACAATAATAATTGTTTTATTTTTTAGTGGCGTTCAGTTATTGAGCTTAGGGGTATTAGGAAGATATATAGCTTCAACATATTTAGAATCAAAGAAACGTCCAAGTTATATCGTTAGAGAGTCCGATCTGAAGCAATAGCATGAAGAGATAAATATTTTTTTATTTTCCGAGTACCGCTTTTATCTTTTTCTGTATATAACCATGAAAATATATCAGGAAACCCATTGATATACTAAGTGGATCGTTTATGTTTATGTCTATAAAAATAAATCAAGTAATTAAGCAATAAACTAAAATCTCTAGATAATGACTGAATATTTTTTTATTCATTTATGGATTAAACAACTACAATTAAAAAGGCTCACATCTGTGAAGGGATAGTGAACTAATTTAATTTTTTTGGAGAAAATTGATGGAAAAAAATAAAAAGCCGTTTTATAAAAAATGGTGGTTTTGGGTTACTGTGGTGATACTTTTTTTTATTGGTCTTGGTTCACACCAGCAAGATAATTCTGCAGAAAAATCCAATAATAGCTCTTCAAGCGTGAAGGCTGTGAAATCCGTATCCACTTCGAGTAAAGCAGCAGTTTCTAAATCTTCTAGTTCAAAAACAGAATGGACAGAAGACGACTATAACGCTTTGGCTACTGGCGACGTAGCCAACTATGGACAAGGTGGAACAAGCTACAACGTTGTTGTGGATAAATTTGGTAAACCTTCTTCAACGAGCGAAAGTACCATCAGTGGCGCTAAAGACGTTGTTTGTGATTGGACCAATGTTAAAGGTGGTTTGGGATCTAACATCGCACTTACTTTTACAAGCAAAGATGGAACCGATGTAAATCTATTGCTCATATCAAAATCTAAAGCGAATTAATTTTATTGGGGAGAAAAATGATTTTTTTCAGCGTTTTATCATTATTGATGTTTTTTGTTGGAATAATTTATCTAATAGCTTATCCAATTTATAAGTTATTTAAAAAAAGCAAAATAAACCGTATTTATATTTTGATTGCATTGGGAATTATCATTATTGGTGCTGCTATATTTATAAAAACTTCATTTGTTTACAACAAGGAAACTGAAGCAAGAACTTCAAAACAAAGCAAAAAGATTAATCATAAAGCAACAAAGATAACATTAAAAGTTAACGGCAAGCAAACTATTTAAATAGTTTGAGATAATTAATTTATTGATAAAACATAACCGTTTCATATTTGAGGCGGTTTTTAATTATCAATAGTTCCTGTGCTTTAAAATATATTTATGGATATAGGCTCTGAAACCTTCATAACATTGACGTCGGCTTGTAGAAAATATTTTGGAATGAAAACATCCAGTTTTACTAAGTATGAATTTTTCCAACAAATACCACATATAAAAGTTGGTAAGCGTGACTATTGGCAGGTCAAAGATATCGATAAATATATCGAGAGACATAAGGTCGAATGAATCTCGACAGAATTATTAGCTCAATACGCTAGAGAGATGAAATAAAATAAGGGACCAAAAAATATATTAATAAAGATAGTTGGCTTTTGTCTGTATGAATGAGAACCACTCAGTTTTGTGCATATTTTTTTCTATGTCTACTAAAACCAAGTAAAAAATTAACATTATCAACCAAGAATCACCTTATTATGTGCCCGATAAAACTGTGACGTACATCAATACGATTTTTATTAATAGATAAAGGGATATCTTGCCGAAAAATTTTGCACACTTTTTTGCACATAATGATGTAAACGCCTATATAACGACAAATTAAATGGTCATCGCCCGCATTTTAGCTCTATATCGACAAAGATTGATATAGAGCTTTTTTGTTGCTTAAATGCCTTTGTATAGGTGTTTGTAGCTATGATTAATGATCGCTAATCTTTTATTATTCTCTATAAAAACTTTGCACACTTTGCACACTTTTTGCACACTAAAATATCTTCATTGCTTTCATTTCTTCTTGATTTTTCTTTTCTTCTAAAAGATGCGAATATACCTGTTCTGTTATCGAAAGATTGGCATGTCCTAATCTTCCAGACACATATTGCATTGAAATATCATGTGCTAATAGCATTGAAGCATGTGTATGCCTTAAAGCGTGAAACGTAACGTGCTTGATTTCTAGTTTTTCACATAAATATTTTAAGTCTTTGTTGATTCCGTTAGATGTCATGTCAAAAAGTCGCTTGTCATTATGCTTGAAATCACTATAAACTTCAAACCATTTATCCGGCATTATGATTTCTCTAATCGAATTCTTGGTTTTTGGAGCTTTATCCTTATTGGTAAATTTATCAACTGCTTTAGTAATAGAGATGAGATGTTTTTTGGTATCGATATCTGCATCGGTTAATGCTCGAAGCTCACCAAATCTTGCTCCTGACAGAAGACCAGTTAATATCATAAAATTACCCCTAGATAGGTTCTTTATACAATGGTCTATCAATTTTTCAGCTTCATTCAATTCCAAATATTTATTTTCAATAGGCACTTTAGTTGCATTATTGTACACTAAACCAATTCTTATAGTAGGATCCTTAATTATCAATTCTTCAGCTAAGGCATCTTTTAAAGCGGCCGAAATTTGACCCTTGCGTTTTTGTACTGTTTTTTCAGCGTGATCTTTACCAAAATTATTAATAAATGTCTGAAAATTAGATCGTGTGAACGATTTCAAAGTCATCGTGGGCAAATACTTCTTAATTGTGTGAAGTGTGTCTCGATACTGGTATATAGTTTGATTTGATCGGTTGACACGATATGTGAGGTACCAATTCTCAAAGTAATCAGATAAAAGTATGTCAGGCTGTTCTTTTTCTTGTTGTTTCCCAGATAATACTTGGCCAACCCAGATTTGTGCATCTTTTGTTTTAAGAAAACCACTTTTATTTTTGGTCCGGAATTCTCCGGTAACTGGATCCCTGTAGGATACTCGTGCTTGATAATATTTTCCGCGTTTTTTAATTGAAGCCATATTTTTATTCCTTAACTGAATCCATTAATAAGGTTTTCTTTCCAAAAATCGTGCTCTCTTTTGTCTTTTATGTTTCTCTTCCTATGGATTTACGTAAAATCCAGCATGGCATGTATTTTATAAGTACTTTCTTACGTCTCTTTGTGCCCACTTTGTGGCAAAATATTCTGCTTTGCCAGTTTTAATTGATTGCCTGTTTGATAGATCATTTCCTGAATCGAAATTCGCGTGATTTATTTCATGTATCATCGTAGTTGCCTGAATTTCGATTGGATCATCTTTATTAATATAGATATCGTTTCCACGTATTTGTCCGTGGAAAACAATATCCAAATCATCAGGTAAAGAAATAAAATGGAAATGATATTTAGGATAATCATTTTCTATTTTTTCCGTTGGTAGCATTAAATCACTTCTTTTTGTTTTGTATGAAATCTATATATTCATTAATTTTTTCAATTTGTTCATCAGTGGCACTTGGATCAACAGAGTTTGCTAACGTGAGTTGTTTTGCCGAAAGCTGTCCTGAATTTCCACGCCCCAACAAGTAATCCACTGAGACATGAAGAACATCTGCAACATTTGCTAAATTGCCTGATTTTGGGTCTTGCTTTTTCCACCTATTAAGACTTTGGACAGTTACGCCAGACTTTTCAGATAGTTCAACTATTGTCATTCCTCTGGTTCTGGCGACTTCTGAAATTCTTTCGTAAACGTTCATTTTTATAATTTTCCTTAAATTTTAAGATTTTATTAAGTAACGTTTACGTTCATTACATGCTTTGACACTTAATGTTTAGGAGCGTAATATAAAAGATGTTCCGAACGAACGTTAGATATAAACGCAAAAAAAGAATTTAAAAAGTTAGGGAAACTTGTCATTCTTTCTTTTTTTAATGTGTTTACGCCTATCATGATACTCACGTTTACGTGTATAAGTCAAGTAAAAAGGAACGGAAAGGGTATTTTATATGACAGATGAATTGATTACTAAGCTACTGGAAGCTTCATTCTCGGATCGCGTGAATGTAGCCCTCACTCTCAACCATTCATCTTTAAGAGAATTGGGTAAAGATGTACAACAAGTTGTTGATCCCGAAAGAAAGCGAGGCCCATATACGGGCGAGCAAATGAGAAAAGTTATTTATGGAAATATTTCTAAGGGCCCAAATTATAGAAGACAGCTCGAAGCTATTAGAGAAGTTTTGGGGATCTAATGTTTACGATTTACAAATTAAAGCTATGAGAAAGGAGAAATATGATTTCTGAATTACATCCCTACCGATTATTGAATCTTACAACTGCTACTCATGAATTCAGACATAATGGAAATCCTAATTCAAATGATTATCAGTTTTTCTATAGAATTAAGCATTTTCAAGATGGGAAGACAATTAAGTGGCAGTGGCAAGATATTCAAAATTATTTGGATAGAAACAAAAAATAACTTCTTACGATTTTTTTATCCTGTCGCAACAATTTGATATGCCATTTAATTCACTTCTCATCTGCTAATTCTCTCTAGCAGCTTAATTTTAGGAGAAATATTTACAAACGATCAAAAAATTGTCAAGAAAGGAACACTTATGAACTTAGTATATTTAGAACTCGAAATGACAGCTGTCGGCATGATTATTGGTATCTGTTTATCGGTAATCGGTATGGCAATCGTACAGTGGAAGCTGTCGAAGATGACTTTAAAAGAATTTTTTAAAGGAGCCGACAATGGCGATTCCGAAATATATTAGAAAGCAAAGCGAGTACACACCGGACTTCGTTAATAAAAGCCATCGCTTATTAAATTATTTATCCGATAACGTCAATAAAAACTATCGTTCATCGGAATTAGGTTTCTTGTTTACTGTCAAAGACACAGGACGCATGCTTAGATATTATTCGGAATATCTCTTGCGTTTGGGCTTACCGATTTCGACTGGCGACTACGGCTATAAATTTACCGACAAGCCCGAAGACCTGTACCGTTCGGCAAAACGCGATCAGGCAATCGGCCAAGGGGCGATGGAAAGATATCATCTAAAGATCAAAGCAGCCAGGAAATTAGAAAGGCAACAAAAAAAGCTCTTAGCGGCAACTAAGAGCGAGAAACATCCAATTCACTAGAAAGGACAAACAAATTATATGACAGAAATGGAACTGTCGGCAACTATCGAACCGATCCTGGATTACAAAGCAGCTTCTATTCAGCTAAAGAATGCCGATATTTTAAAAGACTATGTCAAAAAACAGATCGACAGATATAGGGATTTGTTGATTACCGATGAAACTTTAACCGAAGCCAAAAAGAGCCGAGCCGACCTTAACAAATTAAACAAAGCCTTAAGCAGCCAAAGAACAGCCATCAAAAAAGAAATCCTCAAACCTTTCGCCCAAATCGAAAGCGTGCTAAGAAAACTGGAGACTGATACCAAACAGGCTTCCGGTTCGATCGATCAGGGAGTCAAGCAATTAGAAGACCGGCAAAGACAAGCTCGAGAAGATAATCTTAAAGCCTATCTAGCTGAATTGATTGTTAAGTATCCATACTTACAGACAATCGAGATCAAGATTCCCGAAGACTGGACCAATAAAAGCAACTTCACCAAGTCGATGGGTTTATCAGTTGGACTAACTAGAATGATTGCCGATACTTTAGGCAGCTTGGAAAAACAAAAAGAGACTCGGGCATCGAATTTAGAAACGGTCCGCTCCTATGCAGAGGTCAAAGATGTCAATCCCGACCCTTATCTAAGAATGCTTACTGAAATGGATTATCAGCCTGCCGAGATATTTCGGGCCATCGACCTGGATATCGAAAACGCCAGGGAAAAGGCAGCTCAAGAAGAAATCGACCTTCAATTAAGACAGTCACAAGAAAGTGCCCACAAAAAAGTTGTTAACGACCTGTTGATCGATACAGATACCGGAGAAACGATTAAAAGAGTTGAAAAAATGTCCTACTGGTATTACGGCCTGGTCTTAAGTAAAGATAAAAAAGATCTCCTGGACAACTTTCTAATTGCTAAACAAATAAAAATCTTTGGTAGCAAAGAAAAGAGCCAAATATGAAAGTCTATAACTCATCGGATATTCAAATCGGCAATTATATGTATCTAGTCTATGGCGATGCCGGAAGCGGGAAGACTTCGACAGCCAGGTATCTAAAGGGCAGAAAACTATTGATCAGTTTGGACCAAAGCCAGGAGCCGGCTAAAGACTGGAAAGACACGGTGATTGCCGAACCTGAAGAAGCCGATTTAATCAAGCCCTATGAAAATATCACAGCCTTCTTTGATTTAGTCGAAAACAAGTTTTTAGCCAAAGTCGATGTCGTGATTATCGATAATATCAGTCAATTAGAAAGACTGGTCTTAACCGAATTGATTAGTAAGTACAAGGACAACCGACAGGCCTATCAGGCCATGCAGGAATACTTCCGTTCGCTTGCCACGAAGTTTAGATTCTGGCACAAACCGATTTACGTCACGGCTTGGGAAATGAGCTTTCAACAAAGCGACAGCTTGGGGGCACAGGTCACTCAATACACAGTCGATATGAATGCCAAAGCCAGAACGGCTTTTACCGGCCTGTTCGATCTGGTGGGACGCATATCGGCCGATCACGAGGGCAAAAGAATCATCCAGCTGCAGCCTACAGACCAGCTGTTTGCCAAAAACCGCATTGATTCAAGAAAGAAATGTCTGCCGGAACACTTATTTGGCGGCCAGGAATACGAAGAAGAAATCAATTTAGAAAAAGAGGATAAAAACAATGCCATTTAATTACGACAGCGACAACATCGGAAACGACAATCAATTCTTAGATGAATCAGGTACTTACAACGTAGCAATTTCCAGTCATAAAGTCAGCCAGACTTCTACAGGAAAAGACATGCTGACAGTCGATTATCAAGTCCTTGATGGAGACCATAAAGGGCAGACGATTAATTACGACAACTACGTCGATGGGGAAAAGTCCAAGTGGAGAATCAACCGTTTGATTAATAAAACCTTAGGCGATAAAGTCCCTAAAGGCTATCAATTCAAAAGTCTTGACCAGATCGGTCAAGTAGTAACCGGCAAGCCCTTATCAATAAGAGTCGAGTGGCAGGCCCAAGAACAGGGCAGACACATCGGTGACTATTATCTGGTTGTTAAAAACATCGATGCCAAATTACCAGCTAGTATGCCTGACGGTAAAAAGCGTCCCGGCAGCGAGAATGAATCAACCATCGCTTCCAAGCAAGCGCCAGCCAACGATCTTGGCAGAATGGCCAATCCTTTTGCTAAGCAGACACAAACCAACGACAACATGGAAATCTCTGATGATGATCTGCCGTTTTAAGAGGTATCTGAATGGCAGAAATATCATGGATAAAACTTAAAACTACGATGTTCGATGACGAAAAGGTTCGCTTGATTCAATCGATGCCGGAGTCCGATGCAATCCTGCTTATCTGGATTAGATTATTAATCCTAGCCGGTAAGACCAATGATGACGGCCTTATCTATATTCAAAGAAACATGCCTTATACCGATGAGACTTTGGCGACTTTATTCAATAAGCCCTTAAACGTTATCAGATTAGCAATTACCACTTTAAGCAAGTTCGACATGATCGATACCAATGAGAGCGGAGTAATTGCCATCACTAATTGGGAAAAACATCAAAACATCGACGGCTTGGCCAAAGTTAGAGAACAGTCTCGTATCAGAATGCAAAAGAGTCGTGCTAAAAAGAAAGAAATCGAAAGTTCTCTACTTATTATTGATAAAGGCAAAGGCAACGTTACGCAACGTGTTACGCAACGTGACGGTACAGATATAGATATAGATATAGATATAGATAAAGAGATAGATACAGATAAAGACATTATGTCAGGCAAGCCTGACGAATCATCATCACCAAACATCACGATTGCTAAAAAAGCCCTGAACTATTTCAACCAACAGAGCAATCGAAAGTTCAATCTATCAGCAAAGAAGAATACCAAACCGATTATTGCCAGATTAAATGAAGGCTTTAGCCCTGAAGATTTAAAGACAGTCATTGATCGGGCCTGTTCACATTGGAAAGGCAAAGCTGACTACGAACAGTTTCTAAGACCGGAAACGATCTTTAACGGCCGTTTTGATGAAAGACTGAATAACACTATCAAATGGGAGTACAAGCAGGCTGATGTCAAACAAAAAGAAATTGCGATTGATTATGGCAGTGCTGAAAAAATTGACAATCAAGTTGCTTTGGATGCTTTAGAGAAATACAAGGCTGGAAAGTCATGATGAAAAGAAAAGAAATCGAGAAACTGGAAACTCAAATCAGGGGCTATCAGTTTGATCTCCAGTTTGCAAAGAAGAATAGTAAACAGACTAATTATCTAAATGGCTTAATCAGCAGCCTTGAATATAAGCGTGACCTTCTAAAGGGAAAACAGACATGACCTTTGAAAAGACCTATCAGATTCGACCTGTTCCGGCCAGCCGGCCTAAAGTCCCTAGATACGGCCATCCTTATTATCCAAAGAGATATACCCAGTTTAGAAAGGACTGGGCCTTAATTACGCATAACGATTGGCCGATGATCTATCTAGAGACCAAAGACGCTAGAGAATACGAATTCTCTTATGAAGCCTGGTTTGATAAACACCCGGTTGCTGATATCGATAATCTCTTTAAAGCTTTAACCGATACCTTGGTTAAAGCAAAGGTTATCCCAGATGACAACCTGATCTGCAGATCTTATATCGATAAGCATTTTCATGCCGGGAAAGAACAGGTCAAAATCACGATTAGAAAAATCAATTGAAAGGAGAGCCAATGGAACAAATCAGTTTGCTGGACGAGGTCGATGAAAAAGCCACGATCGAAAATGTCAGATCATTCTTCAAGTCAAATCATAATCGCCCCAGCAAATTCGAGCGTTTAGTCGCCCAAGCCGGGACATCGACCGATGATTTAAAATCTTCGATCTGGTCAGATATGCCTAAAGCCGTTTCAGCTGAAAACTCCCAAGAAAACAAAGTCTTTCGTCGTATGAAAGCTCAAAGCCAGTTACAAGCCTGTCTTCTATCTATTAAAAACATCCCCTTAAAATACCGGCGTTTATTTGTCAGCTATTACGTCGATAACATCTATCACGATCGGCAGTGGACTGATGTTTCTACTGCTCATGGTTATAGTCGAACAGAAGCCAACGAACACATGAATAAAGCCCTGCTCTGGTTTGCCGATGCCTATGTAGGAGAATACGACTTTCACATTTATAAAAAAGCGGACAAACACACTACAAACGTAGGTCTTGCATAGTACAAATAATTTGTATATTAGTAGTATCGAAAGATTATAGAAAAGCAATCAGATACTTGCTGGCTTTTCTATAAAACATCAAATTAATGAATAATTCACTGTTAATTAGATTTAAAATATTAATAATTTATTTATTTTATTTTGAAAGGATTATGAATTGAAAGAAAAGTTAAAGAGGTGTGCTTTATGTGGGAAAGAGTTTAAAGAAAGTGAATTAAGTGAGGAACATTATCCAGCGAGAAACACAGGAAATGTTGATATAGTTGGTTTTGATATAGTCAAATTTTTAGATTTTGCATCTTCTCCAGATAAAATGAAAAAGTTTATTGGCGATAATTCTAAAATAGAGAATGTAAAGAAAAAAGCTTTTGATTTATTTGACAATTATTTTTCTAAATCCATATACCCTAAAGGAAGAACCACGAGGACATTATGCAGGAGTTGTAATACTTTTTTGGGTGATTATGACGAAGCATACAAACTTTTTTTCGAAGCTAACGGAAATCCTCAGATTATAAAAGGATTTCAGAATAAGACAAAGCTAAAAATTATAAAATCACTATATGGCAAGTTCTTGTCCTTACCGTCTAGTAAAAATGTGAAATTCGATTTTATTGATTTTGTAAAAAACGTTGAGCAAACGGAGTATGACGGTATTTGGGGCTTATATTGTATAAAAAGAGATAATGCAACTGATCTCATGGGGATCAAATCTTTGGATTATGGAAGAGCAGATTTCGACGAGGGTATAGTACTAGAACTTTCTGATGAAAAATTTATTTATCATTTAATAAATTTCCCACCACATTGTGGTTACACAGGCATGAATATGTTTGGGATTAGAAATAAAAAATATAGGTTAGTTTCTGGACGCGAATTAAATGACGGTGGATATCACGGCCAAATAATGATTCAAAACATGTTCGAAGAAAATGGTTTTATATAGATCTTATTATTTAATTGAACTTAAACCTATCATGTCTTAGTTGTATCCTAATTTAGTATATTTGTTACTTTTAAGCACTGATTGATTTAATGTGTATCCAGCATCTATTAGAATTCGTCTTTCATGTTCACTAATAAATTGAAAAAGAAAAAGCTTTTGATAGAAAATATTCAATATGAAATGATTCTTTTTCCTTTTCGGTGACTCAAAAAAATATTTTTTGTATTAGTGATCTTAGTATTTGGCTCTATTGAATTATTAAGACCGATATAGTTCAATATAATTGTTTGTCGGAGAGTTTTTATTGAAGTCAAATAAATTAACTAACTATTTACGTGGAGAAAAAATGAAATTTTTGTATGATAGCAATGGAAAACAAATAGCTTATGAAGATGATGGCGATTTATTTTCTGAAGATGGAAAATATTTAGGATATTATTATGATGATTATGAAATTTTTGTCTCTAAAAATGGACGTTATCTTGGAGAAATATATGATGATGATAGACTAGTTGCTAGAATAAATTCTGGTTTTTCTAGTACTAAATTTTCGGTAAGATCCGGTTCCGTTGGCACACGCTATTCAGGATATTCGACCAGTGGAATTTCGTTGCCATCTCAGTATGAAAATGTTAAAGATATATGATTGTTTAATCAAAGCTTAAAAACTTTTTATTTCGCTAATCGTCTTTATAAATAAGTTAATTAAAGATGAACTCTATATAGTCCGGATAGTTTTCATATTTGTAAATTTGAAAAGTATTTTAAAAAGAAAGCCAATCATTAGAGTCTACCGTATGATTGTCTTTTTGTTTTGGAATAGACATGAAATTAATAGTATTTATCATGGCAATCATCAATAAGATGATTGCTTTTAATTTACACGCAAAAACAAAATAAGAATTTCTAAACCTTAAATCAATGAATTGGATAGTGGCCAATTATCAAGTTCCACAAGGAACTATTGACACAATGAAGGCTCTAAAGCCCCAACACAAAAGCAGATTAAAAAGACTATATAGAAAGTCAGTACATAAATGAGATGGACTAAAGATATTTTAGAGAAAGCCAAGTCATTAAAAGATCAAGACTTAAGCTATCCCAAGATAGCTAAAAAATTAAATAAAGAGTTCAATATCTCAGTTTCGGCTAGCTCAGTTAATCACGCCCTGCTTGATTATCAAAGAGGCAAATATCATTTTACTGATGAAAAGAAGCCAAAAGATAGAGAATTAAAAAGCAAAATCAGAATTAACGAGGACGGTAGTGAAGAGTCGACAACCTTAATCAAAATGACTGAAGAGCAAGCTAAATCTAAAGAGTTTGTTCTAAAGTCTCATGGTTTTAATCCTAGTGAATGGTCGATCGTTAATGTAGTTAACAACCTCTGGCAGCAACATTCTATTCAAGACGGTACAGTCGACCTTTACCAATCCAAAATTATCGTTAAACCAAAAACCGGCCTAACATTAGAAGAACAATTGGCTTTCTTAACGGAGAATATAAAGCCAGTCCAAATGACGGATACTAAACAATCTCTATCAACTGGGAACTTAGTAATTCCTTTGGCCGACATGCACTGGGGAATTATGACCTTTAATGATTATCTGCCGATATTAAAAAGACTGATCGAAATAATCCAACAGGGATACAACCGGATCGTAATCGAACAGTTGGGCGATTACTATCATTCCGATCAAATCAACTCCTCTCAAACAGTCAAAGCAACCCATTTAAATGAAGTCGATATGCCTAAAGCGATTCACGATGGCGAAAAGTTTATGTTTACTTTGATTGAAACGGCTTATAAATACTGCAATCATTTGTCAGTTAAATATGTCGGTGGTAATCATTCATATGATCTGGAATATATGTTTGAGGAACTTCTCAGGTTGAAATACCCGCAAGTGGATGTTGATATCAATAACGGTTACCGAGATGCTTATTTACTGGACCAGGTTGGGATAATTATTTCTCATGGCGATAAGGCTTTAAATAAAATTCCGATGCTGTTCGCTTCTGAGTTTTCCGATGTCTGGTCCAAAGCTAATTACAGGGAAAGCCATAACGGGCATTACCATTTTTCAAAGGATATCGACTCCAATGGAGTGGTCAACCGTCAAATTCCAGTCTTTAAGAAAGGAGATAGCTACGAATACGAGAACGGTTTGACGATGTCTTCCAAACGCATGGAAGCATTTGAATATTATCCGGATGGTCCTAAAGCTGTTTATTATATTTGATCTCATCCCCGATTAATAATTTTCATATGCTGTTTAAGCTTCTTAATGATTAATTATTAAATAGTACTGGCCAACTTAAAGCTGCAAGTATCTTGCCCTACAATTGATGATTGTGAATAATTTAAGAGCAACTATTAACCAATTGACTCCTGCAGCACAAACGGCCGTTAAAGAGATAATCTCAAATGCCAAAGAAAACGACAAGGCAATTGTCGATATAGACTTCAGCAATCAACAGCTATCGATTGCAGACAGCGACAGCATTGCCGCTTTAACCGATGGACAAACACATTTGTTTGCAATCTATACGGTCTATGACAAGGATCATAAAACAATCAAAAGACTGCAGGCAAGATTAAATAAAGAAGCATTGAAACAGCTGTAAAGCTGTTTTTTTATTATTCAAAAGGAAAAATATGAACAAGCAAACTAAAAAAATGAATAGAGGTGTCGTTCCATGACTGTTTATATAGACCGCTATGGCAAAGACCACGGCAGTATTACCGGCATGCTGGTTATTAGAGACATCGCCAGCAATGCCTATGTTGAAAAGGCATTTAAAACACATATCAAATTAACACCGCAATCGGCTAAGGCAAAAGTATTTCTGAATTTGTCTGAGGCCGATTTTTTTATGGAAAGCCACAACATGGCAAATTACAGGTATTCAATCAAAGTAAATGATTAATTGTTTTCTAATTCCGAAAGGCGGTCGGCAGCTAACTTTTGAATCTTTTTAAGATCTTCGATAGTTGCATGCTGTTTTATAAAAGAGTTGGTTCGATATTTTGCCTGGCGGTAGTTTCTTTCGTCTTTGCTCAGGCTTTTGAAAAACTTCTCGTTGTTCTTGATGATGTTTTCCGGTGTCTTCGGTTTTTGCGTATTGCCCATATATCCTTCTTTCTATATCAATGTAACCCAAAATAAATGTACATTTATTACAGTTATATTACAAGTGTACATTTGTTATTGAAATACTATAAGTGTACATGTATAGTAATTATTGTAAGGTTGATCAAGAGATGAACCAAAAGGAGATAAAGGCCATGAAAGAAATCAACGAGATCGAAGAATTAAGAGAAGTTCTTAAAGAAATCAAAAAAGCCAACCATATCAAAGGTTCGGACTTAAAACTCCGGGTAAGGGATTCGTTGAACTTTATCGGCATTATCGACTTAACGGTTTATAATCTGAACACCAATACAATGGCAGCCTTAAAAGAAATCAAGGACCTGCAAATCAATCAGGTAGAAGAAGACGATCCGATGACCGATTATTTCGCCGGCGGTCACATCAGCGTCAATACTTATTACGAAGACCAGACAAAAGAACAAGCCGAAGAGATCTTCTTAAACTGCAAGATAAAGAGCATTTACTTTGTGAAAGACGGAAAGATCATGCAGGAAGGCGTTCCGGGTTACCCTTCAATAGTTTCAAAGGATATCCAAGGACTGGGAAATTACGTGATCTACGATGTTGTTGAAACACTTAAAAACGAAGTACTAGAAAGGGCTTAAGGCTCTTTTTTTATTTGAAAGGGGGTGGGCGGTAGATGTGACTAAACAAGAAGAAGCCAGACAAGACTATTTAAACGGCATGAAGTATAAAGACATTGCCGAAAAGTATGCAGTATCGCTCAACACCGTCAAGTCTTGGAAGAAAAGAAATAACTGGCAAAGGGGTGCACCCAAAGAAAAAAGGGTGCGCAAAAAGGTTGCAGAGAAAATCAATCAAAGTCCCGGCTTAACCGATAAGCAGAGGCTTTTTTGTTTGTACTATCTACAACGCTATAACGCCACGTGGGCATATCAAAAAGCCTATGAAGCCGATTACGACGTTGCTAATGTAAACGGGCCCCGCATGCTTGTTAATACTAGTGTTAAATCTCTTCTAACCAAGCTAAAACAGCAGCAGTCAGCCGATTTATATTTGAATGCCAACGATATTCTAAAAGAGTTCGCCAAGCAGGCTACGGCCAATTTAGGCGACTATTTAGACTTTGGCAAGTACGACGTTTTGGCTCAAGACGAACAAGGCAATATCAAACTCGATTCAAACGATAATCCGGTTAAATACCGCAATTCATGGGTGCAGTTAAAGAATAAAAACGGCCTTGATACTAGTTTGATCAAGTCTGTACACATTGGAAAAGACGGCGTAATAGTTGAGTTATACGACAAACAAAGGGCTATGAAAGAACTGTTAGACCGCCTGCCGGAACCGGAAATAAAAGACAAGAGCGATGACGGATTTTTAAGGGCAATTGATAAAAACCTAGAAAACACCTGGAAAGAAAGCGATCGAGATGAAACTTAAAATACATCGAACTAAATTCCATTTCGATCCCTTTTCTAAAAAACAGATGCAGGTACTTTCATGGTGGCGTTATGAAGAAACCAAAGAAAAAGAAGCGATTATCGCCGATGGTTCAGTCCGTGCCGGCAAGACGGTCATTATGTCTTTATCTTTCATTCTTTGGGGCATGACGGAGTTTAATGACCAGCAGTTTGGAATTGCCGGAAAGACGATCGGATCGTTAAGACGCAATGTTATCAGGCCTCTTAAGGCTATGTTAGAGAGTCGTGGCTATGCGGTTCACGATTCCAGATCAGAAAATATGCTGATCGTTAGAAAAGGCAGCAAGACTAATTACTATTTCTTATTCGGTGGGAAAGACGAATCAAGCCAGGACCTAGTACAGGGGATTACTTTAGCCGGCTTTTTCTTTGATGAAGTGGCTTTAATGCCGCAGTCATTTGTTAACCAGGCCACGGCCCGGTGTTCGGTTGACGATTCTAAACTCTGGTTTAACTGCAACCCGGCTGGGCCTTATCACTGGTTTAAAGTCGAATGGCTTGATCAATTGGACAAGCACAACGCCATCCGAATTCATTTCACAATGGCAGATAACCCATCCTTATCCCAAACGATTAGAGAACGCTTTGAACGAATGTATTCCGGTGTGTTCTATCAGCGCTATATCTTAGGCCTTTGGGTAATGTCTGAAGGAATTATCTATGACAATTTCGATGAAAGCAGCATGGTAATCGATCCGCCTAAAGATATACATTATGAAAAGTATTATGTTTCCTGTGATTATGGGACTTTAAACCCTACAGTTTTCTTACTGTGGGGTCTTTTTGACGGTACCTGGTACTGTTTGGATGAGTATTACTATTCTGGACGCGACACACAAAGGCAGAAAACAGACGAGCAGTATGCCGATGACCTTGATAAATTCTTAGGCGATGTCAAAGCAACAATTATTGTCGATCCGAGTGCAGCTTCTTTTATTGCTGTGCTTAGAAAACGAGGCCGGACAGTTATCAAAGCTAAAAACGATGTTCTGGATGGTATCAGGGCAACGCAAACGGCTATGAATACCGGCAAGATTTTATTTACGAGAAAATGCAAGAACCTGTTTAAAGAATTGGCTTCCTACATTTGGGATGATAAGGCATCGGAACACGGAGAAGACAAACCGGTCAAGCAGCATGATCACGGATGCGATTCTATGCGCTATTTCGTTTATATGATCGTATTCAAAAAGCGCACGATCAAGGTCACAAAGAAACCGAATATGTTCTACAAGAATTTTTAAAAAGAATGGAGATGATGAAATGGGAATTGCGATAGACGAGTCGTTATTAGACGATCTTAACGATCCGGGCTTTGATGTTTTAAATTATGCCATCGATCAACACAATCAAAAGAAAGACCGTTTAAAAAGGTTAAACGACTACTATGACGGCCAGCAGGACATCTTAAGCCATCAAATGCAAAACAACCAGCATTCAAGCAATAACAAAGTTCTGGTAAATCATGCCAAGTATATAACCGATATGATCACGGGCTTTATTGCCGGCAATCCGATCTCTTATTCGGCTGGCAAGGATAAAAACATCGATGCGATTGTGCAGCTGTTTCAGGATCTGAATATTCAAAAACACGATATTGAATCGGAAAAGGATTTAAGTGTTTTCGGTTCTTCTTTTGAACTGCTTTACGCAAAGGAGATCGGCACGCCTGATAAGCCAAGAACTGAAGTTCAAATCGGTTCGATTGACCCGCGCGGGATGGTTATGGTGACCGACGATACAATCGAGCATAACCCTTTGTTTGCGATTCATATTCAGCCTAAATATACGTTAAAAGGAAGTGATAGCGGCTTTTTAATAAGTATCTACACTAAAACCAACGTAATTCAATATCGAACTTATAGCGGTTCTAATTTAAGTGATGCCAATATCAAAACGACAACGATTAAAAAACATTATTTCGGTGATGTTCCGGTTGTTGAATATAGAAACAACGAGGAGAGACAGGGCGATTACGAGCAGAATATTACTCAAATCGATGCCTATAATGCTTTGCAATCCGACCGGATCACTGATAAACAAGACTTTATTGATGCTTTATTGGTTGTCTATGGATTCTCTTTACAAGGAGAAAAAGATGACGAAGACAGTAAGAAATTAAGGAACGGTTTAATTGACGGAGCACCCGGCAAAGGAGAGGAAGGCGCATCTGTCGAATGGCTGACCAAACAATTAGACGAACAGCAAGTCGAACTATTGTCCAAATCAATTGAGAACGATATCCATAAAACCTCTTACGTTCCGAATATGAATGACGAGAACTTTATGGGCAATGTTTCCGGAGAAGCGATGAAATACAAGCTATTCGGGCTTCTTAACCTATTGTCGGTTAAGAGCATGTATTTAATCGAAGGATTAAAAAGGCGTTTGACTCTGGTCCAGCATTTTCTGCAAGTACAAGGTCAGGCAACTGATATTTCAGGCTGTAAGATCACGATTACACCTAATATCCCTGTCAACTTGTCGGATGTTATAAGCAATATCAAAAATGCCGATGGAATTATCCCACGGACTATTACTTACAGCTGGCTGCCGGATGTCGATGATCCGAAAGATGTCGAGGAACAGTTAACAAAACAAAAGACCGACGATATCAAAACCAGCCAGAAAGCTCTAACAGGCGACAAGGGTGCCAACATTGATCAGCCGCCATATAGTGAGGAGGACAGCAAAGATGATCCAAGCAACAATAAAAAGAAAACAGGATCAATTTAGCTTAACTGTCACTGGCCATGCGGGATTTAACGATTATGGACGTGATATTGTCTGTGCTGCTGTTTCGATTTTATTGGAGCATACGGCCGATCATTTAGCCGATGCGGTTGTCAAAGATGATGGCATTCGTTACGAATTAAAGGCAATGATCACCGATAATGTCGATCAGGCTTTTGTTTTGGCATTAAAAGACACGTTATGTCTGATATCCGGAAGCTACCCAAAAAATCTATCGATATCCTTTGAAGGCTAATTATGGCAGATAAGGACAAGCTCACATATTGGGAATTGAGGGCGGTTAGAAACGAGCAGAAAGCCCACGACCAGGCCAATGACAAAGTCAATGTAATTACTAATGCCTACCTGCGTTCACAGGATTACCTAACAAATCAAGTCGATAATATTTACAAGCGATATTTTGGGGACGGGCAGTTTACTGAAGAACAAATCGAAGATATTTTAAACACGACCGTTAGTCCAAGTGAACTAGTCACTTTACAAGCTTTGGCCAAAAACATTTCTGATCCGCAATCCAAAAAGCAGATTGTTGATTATTTATCGGCATTGGCAGCAAAAGGCCGGATTACCCGACTGGAAGAAATAAAAGCCAAGGCCTATATATCCGTTAAAAGAGCCGCCAATATTGAACTTAAGGAGTCAACTGATCTATATACGCAGGTTATCCAGGAAGCTTGGAACCAAGTGACAGCCGAAGGGATTATCGGAGACGTAACCAAAGATGTTCAATTATACGAAAAAGGCTATGCTCCTGAACTGGATAAGACAAATAGAACGATTAAAATCGTTAATCCAAACACTGGCAAAACGATCACAAAAGTTAAAGCGATACCCGATAAAGAGATTAAATTCTTTAAACAGTTATCGGGCAGTTACGTTAAAAAAGCTTTAAATCAACGCTGGCAGGGCAAAAACTACTCTCGAAGGATTTGGAACAATACAGATGCCTTAGCAGATAAACTGGATGAATTATTCACGACGCAATCAATGTCGGGCATGAGCGAATACGATATGGCCAGAGAGATTGAAAAGGAGTTCGGTGCTGGAATTTATAACGCCAAACGTTTAATTAGGACCGAAGCCAATTACTTTCATAACCAGACAAAACTTGATGGTTGGAAAGAANACAAGGTTAAAGAATACCAACTAGTTGCCGTGCTGGATAATCGAACATCGCAGATATGTCGAAAAAAAGATGGCCAAGTATTTTTGGTTAAAAACGCTAAATGTGATGGGGCAGAAGGGAATTACCCGCCTTTTCATGTTTTTTGTCGAACCGTGGCCGTGATCCATTTTGCTAATAGTCCTTATACAGGAACTAGAACGGCCAATAATCCAAACACAAAAACGACTTTCCAACTGAAACAAAATAAGACTTATCAGGATTGGGAAGAAATTATTAATCAATCAAAATGACTTTTGACCTGTCGCATGTCTTTAAACTAGGCAAATAACCAGCGTGTATGGGTTTAACTACTCCAACATATTTATTAATCAAAGCATCGTATATGGGATTTTCCTGTATGGGGTGCTTTTTTTATGGAGCGAATTAGATGTGTACGAGCCAAGGAGAAAAAATGTTAAAGAAAGTTAGTTTTTACAGTTCGTTATTGAACTTGCAGCGCTTTGCCGAAGGTGGTGAAGGTTCGCAGGATGGTCCAACAGGAAAAGAAGACGATCAAGGCCAGGAAAGTCCTCAAGGCAAAGAAAACGCAACCGAGCCGTTTAAATCTTTTAAAACCGAAGACGAGTTCAATAGCTGGTTTGATTCGGCTTACGATAAACGCTTTGAAAAATCTTCGGAAACGTTAAAAGCCAAGTGGGAAGCGGAATCCAAGCAGCAAAAGTCATATGAAAAGATGACTGATGCCGAGAAAAAGGAATACGACCTCAACCAAGCTCAAGAAAAGCTTAACCAGCGTGAACAGGAAGTGACTATCAAAGAAAACCGTGCCAATATCACCAACAAACTGGCTGAAGACGGGCTTCCGGTTAATCTGGCCAAAGCATTTGAGCCGGCATTTTCCAATACGGACAATCTGGAAACTATCTATAAAGCAGTTACCGAAGGTTTTAGGGGTGCTTTAAAAGAGGGTGTTGACAAGGCTTTAGCCGATTCGTCCACTGTTCCGGGAACTAGCGGCAGCGGGGCACAAAAATCTTCTGGTGCTGTATTTGCCGAATCCAATAACAAAGAAAAGGCTGGTTCCAAAACTATCTGGGACACAGTCAAATAAATCAAGGAGAAGTATTTATGTACATTAAACCCAAAGTGGAAGTCAATCAGCTCAACTTTTTGGCTTCTCAAAAAGTAGTTTCGTTTACACAAACTATTGATTCTACTAATTACAACGTTAAAACCGACGAACTCGGTCACAAAGTGATTCCTGCCGGGACGGTCTTTCCAACTAATGACGATAAGGCGATCGGTGTTACTTACAACGAAGTCGATGTCACCAACGGACCCCAACCAGTAGCGATTATCCAGGAAGGATGGCTATTAGGCCAAAGACTGCCGGTTGTTCCAACTACTGCAGCAATCACGGCTATGTCTACGATTCATTTCAAAGATATTGCTGATCTGAATACCGATGCCGGTAGCGGTGAATAAAAACTATTGGAATTAAAAGGAGAAATTATTAATGTTAAAAACAGTTAATTTACAGCGTTTTGCCGACATTGCAGAGTTATTTTCGCAAAAAGATGTTTTGGATTATACTCGCAATCGCGAATATCCGGTTCTTTTGGGAGATTCGTTGTTTCCGGCACGCAAGACACAATCACTTGAGCTTGACGAGTTAACAGCCGGAGCCAGGACACCGATAATCGCATCGTTGTCGGCTTTTGACGCCGAAGCCGAGATCGGCAGCCGGGAAGCCAGCAAGCTTTCTTTGGAACTTGCCTACATCAAACGCAAGCTTCAGATCAAAGAAAAGGATCTGATCGCTTTACAGAATCCACGAACACCCGAAGAACAGAAATATGTTCAAGGGCGTGTCTACAATGATATCGATGTTTTGGTTCAGGGCGTTTTGGCACGTGTCGAAAAGATGACCATGGATGTTCTTTCAAGCGGAAAGATTATCGATAAGGATTTGGATATTTCACTTGATTACCAAGTCCCGAGCGAACATCAGGCTACCCTAACTGCAAGCAAGACTTGGGATAATGATGGCGTTGATATTTTGGCCAATCTTACTTCTTGGTGCGATTCTTTGGATATTGCTCCAACCCGCGCTTTGACCTCTAAGAAGATCTATCGCTTGATCACAACTAATGCCAAGGTCCTGCAAGCCATTTTCGGAACTTCCACCCGTGCATTGAGCCAAACAGAATTCGACGCCTTTATGCAGTCACAGGGACTTCCTGTTATCCGTACTTATGACAACAAATATAAAGAGCAGGGCAAAGATGGCAAGTACACTTCTCAGCGTTACTTCCCTGAAAATCGGATTGTTCTGATGAATGACGACCTGCTGGGCGAAAAGATCTTTGGGCCAACACCTGAAGAAATCAGCCTGTCCGGTGATTCAAGCGTCAAGACCAGCCAATTCGGTAATGTCTTTGCCACGATCTATAAAGCAAGCGTCGATCCGGTCGGTGTATGGGAAAAAGCTGCCGCAACTGCCTTGCCGGGATTTGCAGCGGCCGATGAAGTCTTTCAGGCACAGGTTCTCGCTTAATTTCAGGAGGAAAGGCAATGAACGATACGGAACAAATTCAAGCCCTGGTCACACGATTGGGCATTGGCAAAGAATTGGCAACCGACTTCTACAACGATGGTGTAGCACAGGTTCTTGACTACACAAATCGAAAGAAGCTAGTCGGCAATATGCCGGTTTATGCTAAAAAGCTGGCCATCATTGCCTTCAACCGCAACGGAACCGAAGGTGAAACCGAACGTGTCGAAGGTGGTGTTACCAATGAATTCGAAGCCGGGATTCCTTTGAGTATCCGACAAAGTTTGGCCAAATATCGCAGGGCCGTAATCGGAGAACTGCCATGAGATTAAAAGAGAGCGATTTAAAGACCGTTTATCTGCGTGAATTGATTCATGGTCAGGACGAAGAAGGCCACGATTTAAAACCGTCATGGGGAGAAGCGATCGAATTGCAAATGAATATTCAAAGCGCCGGCGGTTCTGTAAATGCTCAAATTTGGGGCAAAGAACTTAAGTACATTAAGTCCTGCCGTTATCAGGGCGACTTGATAAGAGAAGGCGTTAACGAGAACTGGGGAATTTGTTTGTATGCTACAAGTAATAGCGATCCGGATTATCTGATTGATTCGATTCAGACCTTTTTCACTCATAAAAATATCACCTTAGAAAAACGCGATAAGGGAAGTGGAACAAATGGCTGAAATCGAGATTAAAGGACTTGACCGTTTGAGATCCAAACTACACCGTCTTCCGAAGATTATGAAAAATTCGGCTTATGATGCTAACTTCGATATTGTCGAAAAGGTTGAAGGCTATGCCGTTAGAGAACTTCAATCGAGTGTCAAGCACGGTAGTGGAGAACTGGCACGGAGCCTGAAATATGAAGTAGTCGATAAAGAAGGCAATCTTGTCGGTCGTGTCTGGACTGATAACCCAGTTGGCGTCTATCGAGAATTAGGAACAGGACTTCACGGGCAGGAATCACCTAAGAATTTACCGGAAGGACAAAGTATTGCTTACCGGCAAACACCCTGGTTTATTCCAGCTGAAGAGGTCGATGGTGATTTGAATGCCTTGTATGGAATTCCAAAGATCGAAATCAACGGCAAAATTTTTTATCGAACTAGTGGACAACCGGCCAGACAATTTTTGGTGCCGGCCATTCAACAGGTCGAAGACGAAGCGCCAACCATTATTAAGAATCGTGTTCAAAGCGATTTGCACGATCAGTTAGGAGCTTCATGACAGAGATAATCAACATGAGTTCCAAAACTTTTCAGCTGCTGAAGTCTATCAGCTATATTAAGCAGGTCGCAAGCAACTATCCCGACAGTTTTGCAGTTTATCCGACTGCTATTTATCAGACTTCTCATAAAGCACATTTTGTTAACAACCATATGCAGGAGATGCAGACGGAATGGACGATTACGGTTGACTTGTTTGTCGACTACGGCAGCTTAACAGATATTACAAATAAGCTCATATCGCTTTTTAGCGCTATGGGCTTTTTAAATGACACGGCCAGCCAAGATCTTTCCGGTATTACCAGAACAGTGATTCGCTTTACTGGGATCGTCGATAACGAGCTGGGCCGTGTCTATCAGAAAGGATAAAGATGAAAAAAATTAATTTACAACGCTTCGCCGGGACGGTCGATTCAAGTGCTGGACTGATCGCTACGGGAACAAAACTGGAATATTCGTCTAATGGTACTGCTTTTTCAGAAGTTGCCGACGTTCAGACGGTCCCTGATATCGGACAGGCACCCGAAACGGTCGATGTTACTTCTTTGACCGATACGAAGCGCAAGAGTGTTTCTGGTTTGGCCAATGCAGCCAATCTGGCTTTTCAGGTTGTCTATAAAGGGGACAATTTCAAAGACCTGATCGCAAAAGACGGTGACGGTGTCCAATACCATTGGCGTGTTACTTACCCGGACGGAATGACGGCAACCTTCACCGGTTCGTTTTCATTGCAGATGGGCAACGTGGCTGTTAACGGGGCATTGAACTTTACGATCACGGTCGTTGTTTCAGACGGCCCCAACTTTGCTGCTGCTACAGCGTCAACAGGAGAATAAAAAAATTTGTCGCCTAACAAATCAACAGTTCCTTATGGGGCGGCCTTAATGGAGAAAATTAATGGTAAAAAAAGCAACAAAAAGCCTTCAATTCGGCGGATTAACGCTGGAATTAAAAATAACTTCCCGTGATGTTTTAAATATCGAGAAGCGTTTGGGCAAGTCAATGATGAGCTTGTTTATGTCTGGTGACGGTTCGATGAAACTGCCGCCTTTAAACGAAATGCTGATTGTATTGCAGGGATCCAACCAAACACACGGTGTATCCGACAGCGATATTTTAAAGGCTTTCGGCAAGTATTTCGATGACGAAGGCCATTCACCAATGGAATTATTTTCCGTGCTGACCGATTTGTTTCAGGACTCTGGTTTTTTCGGCAAAAAGGATTCGGCTTCGAAGACAGTTTTGGAATCGGCACCGGTCCTGGACAACCAGCCAAAAGAGGACAGCGACCTGCTTTAAAGGAAAAATATTCGACTGTTTCAAAACTGCTTTATGCTATTTATCCCTTATCGGTTCAATCCGGCATCGATGCCGAACAGTTTTGGGAAATGAATTTTGAAGAGATTATGGTCCAGACCTTGGCCAACAATCAAAACAAAGTTCAGCAAATGCGCATGCAGGCGATTATGGATCACAAGCAATCCGAATTGATGGCTTATGCCTTAAACGATCCTTCCAAGATGCCAAAAGCAGAAGAAGCCTATCCGTTTCTAAAACAGTTTGAAAAGGTCCAGGACAAAGTACCTGATTGGAAAAAAGACCAGCTGCTATTAATGCAGCAGGCTCAAAGGATTAAAGCGGCTAAAAGCTGAATAATCGGATAAAAAGATGAAAGGAGGTTAATCGCATGGAGCTAGAAGAACTCGAAGTTCTTTTCAAAATGAACACCAGCCAGATCCAGCCGATGCTGGACAAACTGCAAAGTTCTTTTCAACAAGCACTCGGCAAGACTGCCGATACTGCTAAGGCCGGCATGGAAAAGACCGAAAGTGCCATGGATGTTTCCAAAGGAATGGCAAAAGTCTCCAGCCAGTTGTCCAAATTAAACGAGACAATCGGCAGTCACTTCGATCGGATGAAAACGACAGTTGGCCAAGGTACCACAAAGATCGATCAAACCAGCGGCAACATGTTCGGGTCGACAAAACAAAGAGTCGGCCAGGACCTTGATTCCGTTCTGGCAATTATCAATTCCAAAATGAATCAGGCAAAAGCCGCACAGGCCAAGATGCACGATCTGATGAATCAGAAAAGTTCTTTGGCCGTCGATCAGCAGACGGGTACTCAAGGCGTTAAGTTCGATAGCCAGATTGCTACGGCACAGGCTCAAATGACCCGTTATCAAACTCAGGCCAGAGCTCTTGCTCAATCGATGAAAACGGAATTCAACGAAGTTCCCGATTCGCTCTATAGGATCTCTTCAGCAATGGATCAAAACGAGACGAAGATCAATGGTCTTAATTCCCGTTTGAAATCCTTGCAGGGAGAATATAAGGATGTTGCCGAAACGATGAATCTGATGGGCAACAGCAGCAAACTGGAAAAGCAGAGTGCCTACCTGGAAAAATCGATGATGAGCGTTCGAGAGCAGATTAATAAACTGGTCAGTTCAAACGACAGTCTAAATAAATCCTATGCCTACGTTTCGGATCGGGGAGAAAAACTTAAGTCGGTCGTCGGGAGTCTGGATACAACGCTTGCCAATAATTCCAAAATGGCCATGACTTCGTCTTCTTCGATGAGAAACATGGGATCGTCCATGAATGAAGCCGGCGGCCGTATGAGAAAAATGGGCAACGACGGCAATTCATCAATGGACAAAATGGCTGCCGGGACAAGAAGGTCTTATACGGCTTTAGGTGAATTGGTCAGGCAGGTCCGTTTTCTTCCGGCGATGTTGATTGTTTACGGGCTGCTTTATCAAGGAATTATGAACCTGGCTTCCGGATTTATGAGTGCTTTGAAAACCAACACACAGTTTTCAAGCAGCCTTAATCAGATTCAGGTTAACCTTCTTACGGCCTTTTACCCGATTTACAGTTATATACTGCCGGCAATCAATTCTCTGATGGCTGCTTTAAGCAAAGCAACTGCTTGGATTTCCCAGTTTGTTGCCGCACTGGCCGGCATGAGCTATTCGGCTGCCCGCAAAGGGGCTTCCGGGTTATACTCGCAAATTCAAGCTATGAACGATACTTCGTCGGCTTCTAAAAGTTCAGCTGCTGCAATCAAAAAAGCCAATGAGCAGATTGCCGCTTCCAACAAAGCCGGCGCTGCTCAGGTCAAAGCGGCCAATAAGCAGATAACGGCTTCCAACAAAGAAGCGCAGGCTGCTTTTGAAGAGACAAAGAAAAAGAACAAAGAGCTGGCCGAATCTTTGATGGGCTTTGACGAGATAAATGTGCTTGATAAAAGCTATGGCAACGATTCTCTGCAGGCTCCGGAAAAACAGGCTCTCCAGACTTTCACACCGCAGGACAAGCAGACGGCCGACAGTTCCGATCTTTCTTCAGGTACTGGTGGAGGATTGGATTTCAGTGCTCCTTTAAAACAGTCCAATAACCTGCTTGGCGTGATTCAGGGATTAAAGAAAATCCTTGGCGAACTGTTCGATCCGATGCAGCAGGCCTGGCAGGCCAAGGGGCAAAAAGTCGTCGACTCCTTTAAAAATGCCTGGAATCAGATTTTAAAACTGCTGGGCGATGTCGGCCAGTCATTTCTTCATGTCTGGGATGGCGGAACCGGTGAAAAGATAATGGCCAATATCTTTGATATTATCGCCAACGTTTTTAATGTTGTCGGCAATCTGGCCGGGCAGTTCGATAAAGCCTGGAAACACGGGGATATTGGCACGTCGATCTTTAAAACGCTACTTGGTTTTGTCAATGATTTTCTTTCAGCATTAAACGATATGACGTCGGCCACGGCAAAGTGGGCTTCTAAGATTGATTTCACGCCGTTATTGCAGTCAATCGATGGTTTGTTAAAAGCCATCCGACCAATTCTGAAAGATGTTTGGGACGGACTGGACTGGGGTTATCAGCATGTATTGCTGCCGTTGGCAACATTTACGATTACCGATTTGATTCCGGATTTCTTCGATCTAATCAGCGCAGCTCTAAAAGTAATCGGTAGTATCATCAATGCTTCCAAACCGGCTTTCAGCTGGTTTTGGGATTCGTTTCTCGAACCTTTGGCCAAATGGACCGGCGGGGCGATTGTTGGTGTTTTAAAAACGCTAACTAATGCTTTAAGCGGCGTTTCTGGTTGGGTCGACAAGCATCAAAAAGCTGTCGAATTTATCGCCAAAACCCTGTTACAGATGTTTACCTTTAAAGTCGGCTTTGGTGCTTTGAACACAGGTGTCGGCCTGATTGGAAAAATTGCCGATAAAGCAGTTATTCTCGGTGGCAAAGGGAATGTCTTGGCCTCGTTTTTTGGAAAGATTACCGGTTTAAGCAGTTTGAAAGAAGCTGCTACCAATGTTAAAACCTTGTGGTCTTTAGCTTCCATGAAATGGGAGGATTTTGCTAAAGGCGTGACGGGCATGGCCAGTGCCATTAAGAACTGGTCTGCCTGGTCGAAGATTGCTACTGCTGCTCAGGCGGCATGGAATGCGGTTCTTGCAGTGAACCCAATCTATTTGGTTGTGGCGGCAATTGCTGTTTTGGTTGCCGGGCTCGTTTGGTTCTTTACGCAAACGAAAACCGGACAGAAAATCTGGTCTGATTTTATCAAGTGGCTGAAGAATGCCTGGACGGATATTCAAAAGTTTTTTGTCAATCTTTGGAATGCCATTGCCAAGTTCTTCAGCGATATATGGAACGGCATGAAAACAGCTGGTTTCAAAGCCTGGAATTGGATTTCTGATGCCTTTAAAAATACTTTCAATGGCATCGGATCCTTTTTCCGTAGCATTTGGAACGGCCTGGCCACCTTCTGGAACAATATCTGGGGAGGCTTTAAGTCGACCGGCTCTAATGCTTGGAATTGGATTTCTAAAACAATCAGTGGCGTGCTGGGCGGTATTAATTCGGGTTGGCGTTCTATGTGGAACGGCATAGGCAGTTTCTTTATCGGTGTTTGGAACGGGATTAAAAGCACGGTTAAGACCGCTATGAATGATGTTATTGGTTTTATCAATAGCGGTATTAAAGGGATCGATTCGGTCATTCATGCTTTTGGTGGTTCTAAAACAGCCATTGGATTAATTCCTAAATTTGCCAAAGGAACGCCCGGAGCTCCAAAAGGCTTGGCAATGGTTAATGATGGTGGCGGTCAAGAAGCCATCATCGACAATCAGAAAAATGTGCATGTTTTGGATGGAGAAAATCAGCTTGTTGATTTCGAAGGCGGGGAAACGGTTATTCCTTATGAAGCGTCAAAGTCCTTGTTAGGCAATGGAATTAACCATTTTGCCAATGGAACTTTTGGCTGGCTTTCCGGATTTGGCAACTGGATAAAAGACAAATGGGAATCGATTACTAAATTCATTTCCAATCCTGTCAAAGCTTTGCAAAACATTGCCGGAGACACGATCAAAAGTTTATCCGGCGGCAAGTCCAGCTTGGTTTCCAATATCGCTCCGGCTTTGGGCGGCGGCTTGATAAATGGTATTGCAGCACCATTCAAAAGCTTATTGAGTTCCTTTAAAAGCAAGCACGATGCAGAAGACGAATCGCCAGCCGGATCTGGGGTCCAACGCTGGAAAGATACGGTTAAAAAAGCGTTAAGCAAAAATAATCTATCTACCAGTACTTCAATGGTCAACAGAATACTAAGGCAGATCCAAACTGAATCGGGTGGTAACGAAAAAGCTGTACAGCATGGCTATACCGATGCGAATTCAATCAGCGGTGACTTGGCCAAAGGCCTTATGCAGGTTATCTCTGCTACTTTTAATCATTATAAATTTTCAGGATATGGAAATATTTTTAAAGGTTACGACAACCTGCTGGCTGCTTTGAATTATGCCAAACATCGTTATGGACCTTCTCTCTCTTATCTGGGACAGGGTCACGGATATGCCAACGGTGGTCTAATCGATAAGGACGGAATGTATCGGGTCGGCGAAGGAAATAAACCAGAGATGGTGCTTCCTTTGACTGATACTCCTAGAGCAATGGAACTTATTAAACAGGCGATGAAGTTTATGGGTCAAACCTTTGGAAATGGTTTGCAAATGCCGTCTTCTCTTACCAGTGAAACTGATTTAAACAGTTTGAACGCAGCAGCTGGCAATCAAAGCAGCAACAATCAGGGAGGAATTAATCAATTTGGCTCAAATATTGTTAATGCTTTGGTTCAGGCTTTGCAGATGAATACCGGAAGCTCAGTTGCCAACAGCCAACCGGTCGATTTGAATCTAACAGTTCAAATTGGCAATGAAACGATTGGCAATGCAGCTATTAAAGGAATAAACGAAGTTAATCAAAAGAACGGAAGAAACATGCTGAAACTATAAAAGGAGGCGGTTAAACTTGGCACAATATGCTTTATCGATTAATGGGGCACAGGTTAAAAGTCCGCAAACATTAGAATGCGCCGTCCAGGATATCGATGCAAAAGCTGACCGTGACTCCAATGGACTTTTGCATCGGGACCGGGTCGCTGTGAAAAGGAAACTCTCTGTAAAATGGGGGCCTTTAACAGTCGGTGAATGTAAAACGATTTTAACTGCCATGTCTGGGCAGTTTTTTTCTTGCACTTATTTGGATCCTCAGGAAGGTGCCTTATCGACGAGAACGTTTTATGCAGGTGATCGGACAATGCCGGTTTATACGTTCAACGAACAGCTGTCCACTTATGTTTGGCAAAATTTATCAGTTGACTTTATCGAACAATAAAACAGAAAGGAGGGTAAATATTTGATTACACAAACTACAGCCGCCACGGCTGCCTGGAAAGCACCCCAAAGAACGCTTGATACAGTGGCGATGATTGACGGAACGGATTATCACACATCTGATATAACATCGATTGCCTACGACGGCGGGGCATTTACCGGCGATACATTTTCGATCGGGTCGACTTATGAAAACAGTGTCACGATAACTTTTTCCCACTTGATCGAGGGTTTTGTTCAAGGACAATTAGTGGCGCCAAAAGTCGGTGTCAAATTGGCGGATGGAACTTTCGAGTACAGTCCGTTGGGAATATTCGTTATTTCAGACGATATCGAAATGGACCGGAACAATGATGTAACGACTATCAAAGCTTACGACTTGATGTGTATGCTGGAAGGAACTTATACCTCAAAAATCACTTATCCTGCCAAAATGACAGACGTTATTGCCGAGATTGCGAGTTTGTCCGGAGTACCGTTGAATTCTGACGATATTGCCCGTTTGCCTCTTATGAATAACCTGGCCAAAGCAATTACCGGACAGACTTATCGAAATGCGATCGGGTGGATAGCCCAGTTTTATAGCGGTTTTGCCTTGTTTGATCGTGACGGCAAGCTGACAATCAGAGCGATTAACGATACGGATTATGCGATTGATGCCGGCCAGTATTTGCAAGGTGGCCTGACCAAAAACGAAGCTGCCTATGTGATCGGCGGGATTCAATGCCAGGTCACGACCACTACGACTGATTCGGACGGTAATTCGACTGACGACACGGTCACTTTACAATCCGGTAGCAGTACGGGCTCGCAGGTTCAATTGACTAATAACGTCATGACCCAAGAACGGCTTGACGCAATCTGGACCAAACTGCAGAATCTGACTTTCTACCCTTTCAGTCTGAATTGGTTCGGTAATCCAGCGATTGAAGCAGGCGACTGGTTTGCTTTGCAGGACACGAAGGGCAATCGATTCAACGTACCGAATTGTTCTTACACGATGACCTTTGACGGCAGTTTTTCTTCTGTTGCGTCGGCCCAGCAGGCTTCGACATCGTCCGACATTTATTCTTACAATGGCGATTTAACATCGGCTATCAATAAATTAAAATCGCAAACGGCCGGGTTGAATTCCTATACGCATATTGCTTATGCCGATGACGCTACTGGAAAAGGTTTCTCACAAGACCCCACTGGCAAAGCCTATTTGGGCGTTTACACGGATTCCAATTCTATCGATAGTACGGATCCGGCTAAATACGTTTGGATGAAAACAAAAGGTAGTGATGGAGAAGATGGCACCAGTGTCGAGTCTTCTACTGTTGCTTATCAGGCTGCCACGAGCGGGACTATTACGCCAACCGGTACATGGGCTAGTGACATACCGGTGGTTCCGGCTGGCCAGTATCTTTGGACGAAAACCGTTTTTCATTATTCTGATGATTCCACCTCCACAACTTACAGCGTCTCTTATTTCGGGACTAACGGCTCCAATGGAACTGCGGGTATACCTGGAGCGGACGGCAAGACACCGTATTTTCACACGGCTTATTCGACAGCTTCCGACGGGTCGACCGGTTTTAGTACGACCGACCCGACTAACAAAACTTATCTCGGGACTTACAGCGACTTTACACAAGCCGATAGTACGAGCCCGGTATCTTATGACTGGGTTAAAATTCAAGGCAATACAGGCGCCACTGGTTCAATTGGCGCCACTGGTGCAACGGGAAAAGGAATTACATCGACCGTTATTACTTACCAAGCCTCGACTAGCGGTACTGTCGCTCCTAGTGGGACTTGGAGCTCATCGATACCGTCTGTGTCTGCAAGTCAATATCTGTGGACTCGGACGGTGATGACTTTCTCTGATGGGGCGAGCACAACGTCCTATTCCGTAGGGATGATGGGAGCTACGGGTGCTAAAGGAGACACCGGTATGCAGGGAATACCTGGTGCTAACGGCCAGAGTTCCTACCTGCATATCGCTTATGCCGATTCTGCCGATGGAAAAACGAATTTCAGTATTACTTCTGCCGGATTAAGGCAGTATATCGGAACTTATACGGATTTTACATCGACAAGTAGTTCTGATCCGACTAAATATGTCTGGCAGCAGACTAAAGGAGATACTGGTGCACAGGGACCCGCCGGAACTGATATCACAGCGATCACTTATGGATCGACTGCTCCAAGCAGCCCTAAAGAAGGGGATGTTTGGTATAAGCCCAACGGCAATTCTATTCAGATTGAAATTTATCATAACGGTTCATGGGTGCTCGATATCGATGATTCGATCGGGCAGAGAATTACCGATGCAACCAAAGACGTGCTGGCCAGTGCCAAAACTTATACCGATGATACGGCAAAAAATGTAATTGCCGAATTAAGTTCGGCCAACAAAATTGTCAATTCGGAGTTTGATACAGATACAGCTCAAAAGAATGTTGTTGAAAGTTCAACAACTGTGCCGACTCCTAATTCAAAAGGATATGCCGATCAAACAATTGTCGGACGCAATCTGCTGAGAAACACGAGTGCTTTTGCTAATACGGATCACTGGAGCAATTCCGGTGGCGGTTCTTCTTTAGCAATTGTTTCTCATGCTTTTTATCAAAACGGTCAAGGCAAATTACTAAAACTTTCGACTTCCGGAACTACGGAAGTATTTTTAATGTCCGAGCACTTTTCCGTTCAAGCCGGTGAAAGCTATACCTTTCAGATTAAAGCCTTCAATAACTCCAATGTTGCTTCAATGGATTTCTTTGCTTTGGGACGCCCAACGGGCAGCACTTCCGATTATACGAAGGTTGTCGCAAGTAAATTAAACATGCAGCCTTCGATCAGCGGTATTGGCACTTTCTCATTTTCTTTTACAGTTCCCGATGGTATCGGAGAACTTTATATAAGGATTGATAACAACGGTTCTAAGGTTTCCGGCAGCAGTGCCGATCTTTATGTTGCTGAAATGAAATTGGAAGTCGGATCTTTGACTCCTTACATTAAAGCGCCTGAAGATTTAGCTATTGCCAATTGGCAGGATACGATTGTTCATGATCCGGTAGATGGAACTTATGTTGTTTCTGGTACGACATCAACTAAAGCCTCAACGGTTCAAGTGAAGAACTCAGCCGGTACGATTGTTGCATCTCAGGATCTCAGCCAGCCTAAAAATTCCGATCAGACATTTACGCAAGGCAGCTTTTCGGCTGTGATTCACGATAACGACGATGGGACCGGCACGGCCAGCATTCCTACACCGACTGCTGGTACTTCTTTGATAGTTGTCGATGAATTAAATAAAAATATTTATTCGAACAACAATATGAGTGTTCCCAATCTAGTTAAGGATAGCGAAATGCTATTGGGACTGAGTGGAACTGATTCGGATCCGCATTTTTCTTATAACTTGGCAGGCTTTGTATCGATTGTTGCCAATGGATATAACGGCCACAACGTCTTGGATATCAAAAGATCCAGCGGTTCCGGAACTTTGGTGGCGATTACGGCATATCAAAATTCGGTTCCAGGAGATGCCTGGTCGATGGGATTTTATTACCGGGTTCTTACTGATACAACTTTTTCAAATGATTCTTCCTGTTACTTTGATCCAAGAACATCAACCGGGACCGCAGCAACTGTACAAGGGAAAACCATTTTAACCGCTGGAACCGCATGGAGGTATGTAAAAGTCGAAGATGCAGTGATGCCAAGTACGACTGCCAAGGTACGCTTTCGTTTCGATATGTTGGGGACTGGTCATATACAGATCGCACTCCCAATGATGGTTAAAGCTGTAAAAGCAGTCGATTATGTATCGGATACAATTGATGTTTCCAAGTGGGCGGCAACACTGCCAGCAGATGGAAAAAGCTATAAAGCTACGATCAAAGCGTCTAAAGATACGACAGCAACAATTTTGAATTTTAATATGCCGACAGCGATTGATCGATATAATTTTTCGTTTTCTTTTCCGGCGGTTATGGGAAATTACACGCTGGTTTTATCGGAGGCGACTTATTCTTTTACAGTTCAGCAGAATCTTTTTCCAGTTACTTCGAACGGATATGTAGTTTCAAAGACTGGTGTCATTTCCGGAAAAGCGCCTAATAATACTTCTGTGATTTACCTTCTGTCCAGTTCGGGAGGAAGCTATTCGACCGGCGTTCAATCAGACGGCAGTTTTGCTATTGCAGTCAACACGGACGGCAGCAGCTATACGATTCATGCTGAATACCAGCAAAGCTATCTTGGTCTGACCGACTGGCACGATTTCAGTCCGGACCTGCCGGCTTCTTCCTATATGTCAGCTAATGAACTTGTTTCTGGATCCAAAGTTATTGAAGTGACTAACAATACACTTTATGCCGATGATATTCCGAGTTTTGCTAATGCTGCGATCTCTGTTGGTGCTCAGTTTAAATTGATTTCCGGGACGGCTAAATTGGCCGTTGTTTTTTATAAAAACGATGGAACCAATCTGGGAACCCAATCGGTTTCGATTGCTGGCAGTGATTGGACGAATTTTAGTTTGATAAATATCGTTACACCGGCAAACGTCGATTATATCCGGGTTATGGTCCAGGCACCGTCCGGAACCGTTCGCTTTACTCGGGCCATTTTGGTATTTTCGGCCAGTCTGCCGGCTTATACGCCGGGCATCGGGATTTCCGGCAAAGGCGTTCTTGGTTTGTTCAACAACAATTATGTATTAGGGATGTTAAGCAATGCCGGAGCTGTAGTTTCCGGTATTAACGGCAATGCAGACGGTCTGCGTTTGACAGGCAAAACAATTTCTTTAGATGGCGATACAGTGGCCACTGGCGATTTTTGGGCAAGCCAGATTAATGCGATCAAAATTAACGCTGCCAACATTGTGGCTGGTGAGCTCGATGCCAATATTGTTCACGTTATCCACCTTGATGTTTCCAGTCTGACCGGCGATATTACTTCGTTTATTAAATCTAATTGGGCAGATCCTTATGGAAACAATATTGATATTGAAGGATCGGAAATTTCTCTGCATGACAACCAAAAAAACTACGAAATGCTTATCAAGGCCAGCGAGATAGATATCAATAACCTAAACGACGGTTCCTACACGAAAATCAGTAATGGAAATATTGAAATGGCTAATAGTTCGCCCACTGGTCACATCGAAAGCGTCGGCGGTTTAGTGCTCGGAGAAAACGTTATCGACGAACGCTTGAATGGCATCTATCTAATTGCCAACACTTACGGCAAAGGCGGGACAAACCACAATATCGATAGCGATAGTTATTGGGCTGCCGATGATGTCGGGATTGCATATAGAAACGATGCCACGAACGAGAACTTCGGTGTCGCTTATCGCTACAACGTCACCAGCGGGCTCAACCTGTTTTTTGCTCCGGTCGATTTCAATGGCTATAAATTCAATATCCAGGGAGCTGGGGAAACTTTTAATCTGACATGGGTATCATGGTCCGATCTTTCTTCCGGTTGGAAGTATCCAGCCATTCATTCTTATGGTTCAGCAGCTAAAGGCGGTATCGCAATTGGCGGAAATGCCGTCTATGCATTTGGATTAGCCGGGCGTACGCAATTAATTTAATTTGAGAAAGGGCATAAAATATGCACACTACACTAAATCAGGACTTTAAAGACGCTAACGGAAACGTTCTTTATAGTTTGTCGACGGTTTTGAACGGGGATGGCAAGACACCTGTTGTCCAGACGGTTGGAAGCACAGCCCCTGTGGGTTTCAACGATGACGGTTCTCCGATTATGCCTCAAGTAGACGAAGAAAAACTTTTGGCTGATCAGCAGTCTTTTATGTCTCGAGCCATCACGGTTCAAAAAGTATTAAGTCAGTCCAACGGGATTGATCCGTCGCTAGTAAATATGATTGGAGCTGAAAATGATTCAAAAAATAACACTTAAGAGGCGTTTTCTAGCAGCTTCGATTAAACTCTTGGCTGATCTGGCTAATTCAGGCGGAATGAATGTTAAAGAGGCTAGAGCAGTCAAGTTCTTTATTAGGGACGCAAGTCCAAAACAACAAGAGATTCAGGAAATAACTAAAGACCTGGTCGAAAAGCATGCCGGAAAGTACGACAAAAAAGCTGTGCCTTTCTTTAAAGACGATTCCATTGAAAAAGACTTTTACAAAGACTTGTTTGATGCCCTTGACGAAACGATTACGATCCTTGCCGCTTTTGACCAGCAGTTTACTGTTTTAAAGCATTTCTTTGATAACTACGAAGGCGAACTGCCAAAAGGCAACCGGGTCGGTTTTGATATTTTTACAGATGCTTTAGAGAAAGGGAACACTGATTAATGGAAGCTTTCTTTAAAGATGCTTTGACTTTCTTAGGGGTCATTCTGGCTGCTTATGTGACGGCCAAGATTACGGCTTCTCTTAAAAATGAACCAGCCTTTGCCGATAGAGTGATCCAACAGACAGACACGATCGTTAATCTGCAAGGCAACGTATCCGAACTAAAGGATAAACAGCTGGAGGCCGAAGAACGGCATGCCAAAGATACGGAACTGATCAAAAAACTCTTGGATCAAAACCAAGAGAATCAGAAGCTGATCAAGACCTTGCAGGATCAAAACAAAATCCTAAAAAAGCAGAATAAACTCTTGTCCGATTATGCTAAACGTAATGGTTTTCCTTTGGATGATATCCTGGCAGGCAAAGTGTCATGAACAAACAATTTAATCTATTAAAACTTATATGCAGCACTGGCTTATTCTTGGCCGGTGTTTTTATTTTGGAGGTTATCCTACATTGAAAACTAAATTAAAAACCTTATTAATGACAGTAATCTTACTACTGTCTTTTTCTTTACCGCTGTCAGCCTATGCCGCTAAAAACGATCAAGGCGTCGATTTATCACACTGGCAGGGAGATACGGCCGTCTTTGGCCAAGCTTCCGACAAGTTTGCCATTATCCAATTGGGTGGCTATTACGATGGCTACTTTAGTCCACAGTCGACTTATGCCACACAGGTCGCAAGTACGATCGCACAGGGCAAAAGGGCACACACCTATATTTATGCTCAATTCTCCAGCAATGCCGAAGCCGACCAGATGTTGGCTTATTACTTTCCAAAAGTTCAGACACCTAAAGGTTCAATCGTTGCTTTGGATGTTGAATCAGGCAATCCAAACACGGCCAGTGTTAAATATGCCTTGGACAAAATCCAAGCAGCTGGTTACACAGCTGTCTTATATGGTTATAAGTCTTTTTTAATCAGTCATCTTGACCTTACGAATTTGGCTAAGGCATATCCCTTATGGATGGCTGAATATCCTAATTACAACGTAACGACTAGTCCCAACTATAATTACTTTCCAAGTTTTAATAATATCCATCTATTTCAATTCACTAGTACCTATAAAGCCGGTGGCTTAGATGGTGACGTTGATTTAACTGGTTTAACCGACAATGGTTATAAAGGCACAACGGAAGCCTCAACTGGTGGTACAGCGGTAAAAACTACTACTTCTACACCAGCTGTTAAAGCCGGTCAACAAGCCAACAGCACTCCAAAGAGTTCGATCACAGTTGGTGATACAGTCAAGGTCAACTTCTCGGCTTCTAAATGGTCGACTGGCGAATCGATTCCAAGCTGGGTTAAAGGTAAGTCTTATAAAGTAGCACAGGTTTCAGGAAACAACGTTCTCTTGGCTGGGATCAGTTCCTGGATCAGCAAGTCTAACGTTGAAATTCTGTTAACGACTTCAACCTGTTCAGCACTTAGTTCTTCTAGTTCTACTGGCACTTATACAGTTCAATCAGGAGACACGCTCGGTGCTATCGCTGCTAAATATGGAACCACTTATCAGAAACTAGCTTCATTAAACGGGATTGGCAGTCCATACCTGATTATTCCTGGAGAGAAGTTAAAGATAAACAGCACAGCAGCAACCGGTTCAGTTGCTTATTACACGATCAAATCTGGTGACACTTTAAGTGGAATTGCTAGTAAATACGGAACTACTTACCTAAAACTTGCTTCGTTAAATTCAATCAAAGCACCCTATGTAATTTATGTTGGAAAAACAATCAGGGTTAAATAAAGGAGAAATTATGAATCTATCAAATATCGATGTTACAGCATTAATCATTATTATCGCAGCTGTCTGGTTTGTCGTACAGTCAATCAGCGCTACTAAAATGCCGAACAAATTCTTACCCCTTGTTTCCATAGTGGTTGGAATTGTTATTTCCTTTGCTTATGCTTATTTAAGCAGTAAGAATATTCAATTAGAACAAGATCTGTTCTTTGGTCTCTTTGCTGGTTTTTCTGCCAGCGGCTTAGATGACACACTTACCAAGTCTATTTCTGGTCTGATTAACAGTTTTGTTGATATCCTGGTTTCAAAGGTAACTGATTCAACTAGTACGACAAATAGTTCGACTACTGATACTTCTATTACAAAATAACATTTATAATAAATTTCGGGTACTAGCAATAAGGTATCTGTCCATTGAATAAACATTTCTATTGAAA